TGGCTATGGGTCAGCCCAGATGAGCAGCACGATCCCGGTATCGGCTATATCGGGGCAAGCTATGCGAGGCCGTTGTGAGGGAGGCCTGATGGGAACACGAGTCCCACGATTGCCAGTGACGAGCGCGCAATATGAAGCCGGGCTGAAGGAGGGGCGCGATCTCTATGCTGAAGATCTGGCACAGTACGCGCGCAGCGCCCGCCGGATACGACTCGCGGTGTTTCTGCTGGTTGTGTTTACTGGCATGTGCGCGGGTGCGATTGTGACCATGTTTCTCATCGGAGGGATAGTACGGTGACAACCAATCAGCCGATCATCGCCACTGCTGCGCCGCAACCCGGCGTCGGTGGGCCGCTTGTGCCACCCGGCGTCCCGTCGCCATTCGCACCACAACCACCCACGCCGCCGCCCCCAGGCGTGGCCGCGCCAGCGCCGCCGCCCGCGCGTCGCCTGGTCAAGGTCGGCTTCTACCTGGTCTGTACGCGCTGTCAGCTCGCGGAGGAATGGTGCGGCTGCGCGAAACCACCACCACCAACCCAGGGCGATGGGGTGTCGTCTGATCTGATCGCGCGCATCCGGGAAGCGCAGGGCGGGCGATGATCGCCCTGAAAGTCTGCGCCAGCGTCGGGCTGGGCGCGCTATGGTGCGGCGGCTGGTGGCTCGTGGGGGCGCTAGTGTACTGGAAATGGAGGGAATACGATGCCTGAATCAATTCACTCGGCACACATTATCTTTACGCTGATCGCGGTCGGTATCCTCGTGGGCATCGGGGCCGGGCTGGCGTGGCGCGCGCTCAGCTACCCGTGGTCAGATAGTCGCGTCGGCGGTGCGGCGGTGGTCATCTGCGCGCTGCTGCTGCTCGTGGCGTGGCTGGTGTAGCAGGTGGCTGAGTACAGCGATGAGGTCAAGGCGCGGGCGCTGGCGGCGCTGCTGGCGGGACAGGCGCTCGCGGACGTTTCCCGCGCGTTCGGTGTTCCGACCGGCACACTCAAGAGCTGGAAGTCCAGGCAACTGCGCGGCGAGTCGGTTGCAACGGTTGCAACCGATGCGCGCGAACGGATCGGGGTGCTCTTGTTAGAATATCTTGAAACGACACTTGCAACCCTGAAGGCGCAGCAGGAAACATTCGGTGACAAAGCCTGGCTTCTTAAACAATCCGCCGCGGAAGCTGCAACGCTTCACGGGACGAGTCTCACTGGGGCCGTTCGACTTCTCGAAGGACTCGCGGATCAAGACGACGCGATGGGAGACTCTGGCTCGGCCTGAGCAGCTGCCGCCGCCGGGGGAGTGGTTCTGCTGGTACATCCAGGCCGGGCGCGGCTGGGGCAAGACGCACGCCGCTGCCGAATACACCTGGAGGATGAGCAAACGCGCCAAGCGCATCGCGATTGTGGCCGAGAGCTTTGGCGACGGGCGCGACTACTGCATTGAGGGTGAGACCGGCATCAAGACCCTGCACCCGGATCTCGACTTTAATCGCAGCATCGGGGAAATGACCTTCCCAAGCGGAGCCAAAGGCAAGATCTTTAGCGCGGAAGACCCAGAGAGCCTGCGCGGGCCAAACAACTATTTCGCGTGGTGTGATGAGATCGCCAAGTGGCGCTATCTCAAACAGACCTGGGATATGCTCATGTACACCATGCGTAAGGGCGATCCCAAGGTGGTGGTCACAACCACACCCAGGCCATACCCGTTCCTGAAAGTGATCAAGAGCCGGCCCAACACCATCGTCGTGCGCGGGCGCACGAGTGACAATATCGCGAACCTCGCGCCGGTCTATATCGACCAGGTGATCAAGCCCTACATCGGCACCGAGCAGGGCCGGCAGGAGCTGGATGCCGAAGACATTGAGGACACCGCCGATGCGCTGTGGAAGCGCGCCCAGATCGAGGCGGATCGGGTCACCAAAGCGCCCGATCTGATCCGCGTCGTCACCGCAATCGACCCGAGCGCGACCGAGACCGGGGATGAGGCGGGCATCCTCACCGGCGGATCGGGCTGGTGCAATTGCCAGGGCACGCCGGCAGTCCATGCCTTTATCCTGAGCGATGACAGCGTGCAGGCGCACCCGTCACAGTGGGCACATAGCGCAGTGACGGCCTATCACAAGTACGGGGCCGATAGCTTGGTGGCTGAGAGTAACAATGGCGGGCAAATGGTGGCGGTCACGATCTCAACCATTCCTGGTGCGCCGCTGACCAAGCTGATCAGCGCCAGCCGGGGCAAGTACACCCGCGCGGAGCCGATCGCGATGCTCTCCCAACAGCATATGATCCATCACGTCGGCACCTTTGTGAAGCTGGAAGACGAGCTATGCTCCTGGGTGCCGGGCGCGGCCAGCCCGAACCGACTCGACGCCTATGTGTGGCTATGTACCGAATTGAGCTTAGGAGGCACACCCGGCCTATGAAACTCATGCCAATGCCCGCCGATTGGGTCGCAGAACACACCAGCGACGCCGCATTTCGGCGCGCGATCTTTGAAGCGTTCCGCGTCCCATCGCATCTGCTCTATCCAAACATCTCGGTCATTGTCGATATGACCATGCCTCACGACTCGATGTCGCTGGTGGCTGAGAACGGCGAGACGGTACGAATCGTGAATATCGGCACAGGTGGCGGATGAGCATCGCATCACGACTGTTAGATATCTGGGATCTGCTGGGTGGGCAGAGTCCGCGCTCGCAAAAGGGGCTGAGCGTAGCACTCGCGCCGGGCGGCTTCGTGAACGAAGTCGAAACGCGGATCGTGCGCGGCGCAGGGGAACGGCCGCACGCCGATACGGCGGGATTGCAGGCGACGATGCAACAGAACGAGCTGGTGTACGCCTGTATCCATATCAAGGCCACGAGCGCCCGCGATCCACGGCTGATTGTCCAAAAGCAGGTCAAGAGCGGCGGCAAGACCAGCTACGAAGAGGAGTCGGGGCATCCATTCCGGCAGCTGTTTATGCATCCCAACCCGCTGATGACCGAGGGCGATCTGATGCAGGCGGCGATTGTCTCATGGGACATCAGTAATCCCCGGCGCTTCTTTTGCGAGAAGGTCTACACGAACGGGCTGTTGACCGAGCTGTGGCCACTCAACCCAGCCTGCATGTCGCCACTCTCCAGCCGCACCCCACCCTATGACCCGATCGGCTACCGCTGGCAGTCGGGCAAGATGCGCCGCGACTACTCCGTAGACGAGCTGCTGATCAGAAGCGCACCATCCTGGTACGACCCCGCGCCGCTGCCGGCCGCCCTCGGCAGCGTGGGGGCCGATAGCGCGCAGACCGGCACGATCTTGAGTTACTTCCAAAACGGCGGGATCCCGCCGATCTTTCTCAAGTACAATCTGCCGCTGAACGACACCATGCGCGACGAGATCCGCGCGAAGTGGCGGACGATCTACGGCGGCGTGGGCAACAGCGGCGACATCGGCGTGCTGGATATCAACAGCGATGTGAAGGAGGTCGGGAGTAAGCTCGATCAGCTGGCCAGTCAGACGCTGCGGAGCGTGTCCGAGTCGCGCATCTGCATGGTCTTTGGCGTGCCGCCCTTAATCGTGTATGCGTATGTGGGCCTGCTCAGGGCCACGTACAGCAACCTCAAGGAGGCCTGGGCCGGCTTCTGGGACGCCACCATGTCGCCGGCGTTCAAGGAGTGGCGCGACTTTTGGATGTGGCAGCTCCTGACCGAGTTTGAGGACGAAAAGACGATCCGCAGTGAGCAGATCCGGCTCAACTACGATATGAGTCAGGTATCGGCACTCCAGGATGATGTGGACGCCATCCAGACCCGCGCCCGCGCCAACTTCCAGGCGCGCATCATCGACCAGAACGAAGCCCGCGCGGCGCTGGGGTACGATGCGGTGCCGAGTGGGGCCGGCGCGTACTATTCGAATGCGCCGGCGCAGCCCACCACCACCCCGGTCAAGGCAGCCAAGGCACTCTCTACGAAAGTGACGCGGGCCGGGATCGAACGGAAGATCGAGAAGGCGACCCAGGCGTATTTGGTAGCCGAATACGAAAAAGCGGCGCAGGCGGTGGCATGATGAGCATCGCACGCTTACAGGCGTTTCGCCGCATCCTGTTGACCTTGCTGCGCATGGTCGAAGAGGACTTATACGCGCGCGGGGCGCTGCGAGAAAAGGCCGATCCGCGTCCATTTGCGTACCGTGATACAATAACGACAGACGAATAGACTCGCCTCGCGCCGTGTGTCTTCGCGGCTGCCGGCCCATCCCCGATCAGGGGTTGGGCCTTTTTTGCGTATGAACGTCAAGCTAAACGGCCATAAGAAGAAAGACCCGACGACGGGCATGGACAATGGCGATCAGATCGCGAAGCTTATGCGCCCGTTCTATGTCTCACTCTCGGAGCTGGCCTTTGACGCTGCGAACACCATCGACGGCATTGACATCACGTTCGCGCTCGATAACCCGTTCGTCCAAACCGTCCTCGACCAACTCGCGAAACAGGTGCGCAGCGTGGCCGAGACAACCAAAGACGATATCCGGCGCCTGGTCGGACAGGCAGCCGACGAAGGCTGGTCAAGTGAGCAGCTGGCGAAAGAGATACGCAGCGCCGGCGCGGATCTCAGCCGCTCGCGCAGTCTCGCCATTAGCCGCACCGAGTCAGCCGCCGGCTACAGTCAGGGCAGCATCGCGGCCTACCAGGTCAGCGGCGTAGTCACAGAAACCGAGTGGCTACAGGGGCCGGACTCGTGCGATATCTGCCAGAGCCTGAACGGCCAGCGCGCGGAGTTGGGGGCCGAGTTCGCAAGTGGCATCACCGCGCCGCCGGCGCATCCGAACTGTACGTGTGTACTGAGTCCCATTATCGCGGAGTAGTGCGATGGAATACAAGTCCTCCAAAGCGTTCACGATGGGGATCGAGGGCCGCACGGTCACTGGCATCTTTGCCGTGCATGGCAATATCGACGATGGGGATGGCTGGTCATCGCGCGATCGCAGCCACCCCGGTCTCTTTGGCGATTTTACGGTCGACGGTCGCAAGCGCGCGGTCTTTCTGTGGCAGCACAACAGCTACGAGCCGCCGATCGCGACCATCGATCAGCTCTTCGAGGTCGCGCGCGCCGATCTTCCCCCGGCAGTGCTGCAATACGCGCCTGGCACCACCGGCGGCACCGGCGTCAAGCGCACCTACCTGGAGACCAACCGCGCAAACGAGGTGCTGTCTGCGCTCTCGGCCGGCGCGCTCAGCGAGATGTCCTACGCCTACGATCCGACGCGCTGGGACTATGAGAAGGGCCCCAGCGATTCAGATATTCGCATTCGGAACTTATACGAGGCCGATCTGTTCGACGTAAGTGATGTGACATGGGGCATGAACCCAGCCACATCGGCCGATGGCAGCAAGGGACAGGACTGGAAGGTTCAGCCCCTGACTGCCCACGCGGGCGCGGTGGAAGCCGCGATCGCGGAATTGGCCGCACGTCTGGTCGAGCTCAAGGCGCGCCGCTTGAAAGAGGGCCGCACGTTCTCGTCTGCCAACTACACCGCGCTGATCACCATTGCCGACAGCCTGGATACGCTGTCGGTCGATCTGCGCACCGTCCTCGACAAGTCCGAACCCAAAACCGCTACCGACATCCGCCAACTGTGGCTGGAAACCCAGCGCACGCTGGCGACACTCCAAGGAGTACGGGTGTGAAGAAAAAGTATGAGCTGGCGCAGGAGCTGGATGCCAAGCGCGATCAGCTGAGTAAGATTTTTCAGGAGGCCGGCGACGATCTGGACATGACGAAAGTGACTGTCATCGACGGCACGACCGAGGAGAAGGTCGCGAGGATTCAGGCGCTCAATCTGGAGTTGACCGACCTGG